GAACGCAACGGGCGCAAGCCCAGGAGAATCAGACAGATATGATCGACATGAAACGCATCACCAAGGGCAAACAGAACCGCCCCCCTCGAGTGCTCGCGTACGGCGCGGACGGCGTCGGCAAGACTAGGTTTGCGGCCGGCGCGCCCGACCCGTTCTTCCTCGACGTGAACCGTGGCTCGCTCGAGTACGACGTGAACCGCGTGTTCCCCGACAGCTGGACGGAGACCCTGGAGTGGGTGCACGCCGTGGAGGCCGGACAGGTCAAGTGTCAGACCTTGGTCATCGATGCGGTCGGCGATCTCGAGCATTTTGGCAATGCCGAGTTCTTCGGTGGCACAACGATCGACAAGTACGACGGCGGCTACGGCAAGGGAGAGACGCTCGCCATCGCGAAGTGGCGCGAGCTTCTCGGCGCCCTGGAGCGCGTCTGGAACACCGGCAAGGGGATCGTCCTGATCGGGCACATGAAGGTCCGACACTTCGACGATCCCACCGGACCTGGGTTCGACCGTTTCGAGCTGTCCATGCGCGACAAGATCGCCGGTCAGGTTCGACAGTGGAGCGACTTCGTTCTTTTCTGTCGAGAAGAGATCCTCCAACAGAAGGTGGGCGGCGACGTGAAAGCAGTCACGAGCGGAGTGCGCAGGGCGTACACTCGCCGGTGCCCCGCCTACGACGCCAAGGCCCGCGGCACCACCTCGTTCCCAGAGAGCATTCTCTTGTCGTGGGACGATTTCGCGGAAGCGCGCGCTGCCGACGCCAAGCGTGCACAGGAGCTACGCGCGGAGATCGACAAGATGCTCGCCGAGATCGGAGATAAGAGCCTCGACGCGCAGGTCAAGGAGTACCTGCGCGCGAATCCGGACATGATCGTCGAAGCGCGCAATCGCGTCGCGGCGAGACTCGAAGAGAAACAGGCGACCGCAACTTCGGCCAACGTGGCCGCAACGGCCCCAGTGGCCACCAAGGGAGATGCGAAATGATCCAGGCAGGAAACTACGAAGGCAAAGCGATCAAGGACAAGGTTCAGCTCGGTGAGACGACCACCGGAAACCTCCAGATGGCGATCGACATGGAACTGTTCTCCGGCGATCAGCTGGTCGGCGTGATGACCACGTTCCTGTACTTCACGGATGGCGCTGCCGTGTACTCGTACGAGCGCCTGCGCGCGCTCGGCTGGAAGGGCACCGGGCCGGACGAAATCGACAAGCTGGACGGAATCGACGCCAACCGGGTCCCGTGCAGGGTCACCGTGCCGGAGCAGTACAAGGATCCAGCCACCGGGGCGATGAAAATGGGATCCAGCAAGCTCGAGATCATGGCCGGCGGGGGCACCGTGACCCTGAACAAGCCGCTCGACGCGAGCACGTTCAAGGCTCGCCTCAAGGCCATCGGTGGCAGCGGACCGGCCCCGGCGGGCGCTCCGAGCGGCGGGGGAGGGGGCAAGCCGCCTCCGTTTTGAGAAAGACCAAGGAAGAGACCCAAGGGAAGATCAGGAAGGGTCTAGCGTAGAATTTGTTCGAGGGGCGGGGCCGACAGGCGACCCCGCCCATTTCCAAGGGAAAAGGAGATCCCCCACCATGCAGACCCCGACCACCAGCGCAACCGCCAGCGCGACTGCCAGCGCGACCCAGTCCGGAACCCGTCAGTGGAGCCAGTACCAGCTCGCCGTTTTCGAGAACGTTGCCACTGGAACTGGCCACACCGTCATCAAGGCAGTCGCCGGCAGCGGCAAGACCACGACGATCGTGGAGGCGCTGCGACACGTAGCTCTCGGGCTCACGGTGCTCTTCGTGGCCTTCAACAAGGCCATCGCCGACGAGCTTGCGAAGCGCGCTCCCAAGCACGTCGACGTGTCGACGCTCCACTCGTACGGACTGAAGATCATCACGCGGGCGCTCGGGCGTCTGCGAATCGACAAGAACCGGATGCACCGGCTCATCGACGACATGCGATCGGAGACGTTTGAAACCGTCATCCGGATCGGTAAGGAGCTCGGTCTCGGCACCGACGAGGAGATCACGGAGGCCGCCGATCTGTCGAGCCTACGATTCGACCTGATCAAGACGGTCAGCCTCGCGAAGGGCTCCCTGGCCGGCGAGGAGACCCAGATCGACGCGATCATCGACGGGTTCGACATCGAGTTCCCCAAGCGTTCGCCGTTTCAGGGGGTCATCCTTCCGGAACATGCGCAGACGGCTCTTCGCGCGGCCTTCGTCCAGGACGTGCTCGCGCTTCTGGTTCGTTGCGCGGATGTATCCGACGGAACGCTGGATTTCGACGACATGATCTGGCTCCCGGTGGTGCTGGATCTGTCGCAGAAACAGTTCGATCGCGTCTTCGTCGACGAGACTCAGGATCTCAACCCCTGCCAGATCGAACTCACGATGCGCGCGGTCAAGTCTCACGGTCGCATCATCGCGGTAGGCGACCCGCGCCAGGCCATCTACCGGTTCCGTGGCGCGGACTCTCAGGCGGTCGAGAACGTGGTGAAGCGTCTCGACGCCAAAATCCTGCCGCTCAGCGTGTGCTACCGGTGCTGTCGCTCCGTCATCGAGGAGGCAAAAAGGATCGTTCCGGAGATCGAGTGGGCTCCCGGCGCCGAAGAAGGCAAGGTCGAAGACGCGACCATGAAGGAAATGGTGAAGGGTGTGCGTCCGGGTGACTTCGTGCTCAGCCGCATCAACGCCCCATTGATCTCTCTCTGTATGCGGTTTCTCAAGGAGGGGCGACCGGCGACCATCCAGGGGCGCGACATCGGCGCGTCGCTCGCAGCGTTCGTGAAGAAGAGCGCGGCGCGCGACGTGGAAGCGCTCCGCGACTACGTCGAGCAGTGGCGCGACGTGGAGTGCGCTCGACTCTCGAAGAAGCGTGTGGACACGCAGGCGACCGAGGACCGCGCCGAGTGTATCCTGGCGCTGAGCGACGGGGCCACGAGCGTCGCGGACGTCATCTCTCGCATCGAGAATCTGTTTGCGGACACCGACGACTCCAAGCGCATTGTGCTGTCCAGCACGCACAAGGCGAAGGGGATGGAGCGCGACACGGTGTGGATGCTCGTGGGAACCTACGGGCGGCGCCCTGGCATCGAAGAGCAAAACTTGATCTACGTGGCCCAGACCAGAGCTCGCAAGGCGCTCTACCTGGTTCACGGCGACACAGGCGAGGCGAACCGGTGACCACTCGCTCGGCTCGACATCGGTGGACAGGATCAGTCTGTATGGCCTGCGGGCTTCATCGGTCGTCATGCGAGTCCGGAAGCGGGACCCGATACACGGAATACCGGCAAACGCTCACCGTGAACGGTGTTCGTGGAACCATCATCACGCATCGCGTGTTGCCATGCGTTCCGGATGGGACGAAGCTGGAGGTGGTCACTGGGTACAGGGACACGGAACCCGAGACGGAGCCCGAGACGTGAGACGCTACTTCTGCTCCCGCATCGTCCACGCTGGCTGCTTCCAGTGTTGGGGCTCCGACGCACACTGGACAAGCAAGAATGCTCAAGCGCTCGCAGCGCGACACCACGACGCTACGGGACACACGACATGGGTAGACGTAGGGATGTCGATCCGCTACGGATCGGAATCGGGAGCGGTGGATCCGAGACAACAAAAGTTGTCGTTTTCTTCGACGGACAAGGAGTGAAAAACGTGACCGCAGCGAACATGATCTGGGCCTTATCGGGGCTCATCGTTGGCGCCGGACTGGTTTGGGCTGCGTCGACGCGATCGTCGTCGCGATCGACGAGAGCCCCAGAACCAGAACCCGATCTGGATTTTCTTCCGGGCTACGATCGTTTCGTGCATAACGGCAAGGTCTGGTACGGCAAGCGCAACAGTTACGGTTCGTACACCGACTTTTTCGCGGCTGACGGTACGGTCGCGTCCGCCTCGGTGTGGTGCGCGCTGACCGAACCTGATCGCGCAGCACGTCGCGCAATGAAAGAGGCCGAAGGACGAACCGATTTTCTAGCTGCTGTCGCAGCGGCTCGAGGGCCAAGGACGCCATGACCGAAGCGGAGCGGATGGTGTGGTGCGCGGCCTTCGGCGCAGCCGTCGGGGCGCCTGACTACTACTGGCGCGACGAAGCAGATGACCTCAACGACGGTGGGCGCTTGAGCGTCGCCGTAGAGCGCGCCGCGCGCGCCGTGCGTTTGCTCGGAGGCCAGAACTCGCACCTGAGCGACGACGCAATGCTGCTAGCCGCGAGAGGATGACCTGATGGCCTACGAAGCAAGAATTCTCGCCGACTCGATCAGCCCCGCCAAGCATAGACTGACCACTTTTCTGGTCACCTTCCCGAGGATAGTGCTCGCCGAAGTGAACACCCACAAAATGCTCTCGAAGAGCAGCGCGAGCTCGAGGGCGATCCCCGTCGAGAAGCGGATCGCAGCTGTCGAAGCAGACCCGTTCGTGCCGGAGGCATTCGGCCGAAACAAGGCCGGCATGCAGCACGACGAGGTGCTTGAGGGCGACGCCGACGCGGCAGCTCGCTTCCACTGGGCAATCGCGCAGCAAGGGATGATCGCTCAAGCCCGCGTCCTCGCCGGCATCAACGTCCACAAGCAGCTCGCGAACCGCCTCCTCGAGCCCTTCTCGTGGCACACGGCGATCATCTCCGGTACCGACTGGGACAACTTCTGGCACCTGCGCGTTCACCCGGCGGCGCAGGGCGAGTTCTCGAAGGCGGCGGCGATGATGCTCAACCTCTACTCGAGCTCCGCGCCGCGCCGTCTCGAGTACGGCGAGTGGCATCTGCCATTCGTCCCCGAGCTTGATATTGAGGCGGTGCGTCGTGAAGGCGCTCAACCGGAGTGGGTCAATTGGGCGAAGGTCTCCGTTGCGCGGTGCGGGCGCGTCTCGTTCAACCGGCACGAGCTCCGCGACTTCGATAAGGACATCGCCCGCGCCGAAGAGTTCGCCAGGAACGGCCACATGGCGCCACTCGAACACGCGGCGCGGCCGATGTCGCCGTGGGAGCTCGACGCCTTCGAGCAATACGAGGCGCTGTTCTGGGTTGATGGCGAGGGAGAGCGCACCATGCGCGTCACCGAGAAGTTCCTCGATGCGGTTCACGACCACAGTCCCGACTTCGAGCATATCCGGCTCGTCGGCAAGCCGCGGCGCGTGCACTACTGCGGGAACTACAACGGCTTCGTGCAGCTCCGAAAGCTCATCCCGAACGAGGCCGACGCCCTCGCCCCGAAGGAGACCCAACCGTGAAAACGCTCCCCTGGTCGACCGAAACTTACAAGCCCCTCGAGCCAGGAGACCTGCTGCCGCACCCGCCGACGCCCGAGCAGCGCATCCGCGTAGCGGCAGCGCTCGCGACTTGGATGCGCGACGGCAACATGACGGGCGTCGGGGGCCCGATCAACGCCGAGGTGATCCGCACGATCTTGATCGCGAGCGATGAAGTATGGGCGCGCGACATCGTCGGCATCGCTGAACTTGACCTTTCGTACGACGCGGAAGATCCGAAGGTGCGCTTCGAACAGACCGTCGCTCGACTCGGACGTTGATCGTGGATCTGATCCCGAAGATCGTCGAGAAGGCACGCGTGGCGGCCGTCATCCGTGTCCGCTGCCAACGGCCAGAGCGGATGGCAAAGGAGCTCCGGAGGCATCTCCCGAACCACGACATCGGGGTAGATAAGGATGTCGTCGTGATCCGTGCGCCGAATCGAGCATGCAGCGCGCCGGGTCCGACTTGCA